GCAAGAATGACAAAAGCGCAGAAACGTTCAGCAATTCGTCGTAAGAGAGCCGCAGATAATCCTGGAGGCAAGCCCACAATGGTAAAAACCGTTGTGAGAAAGAGACAGAGACGTGCCAGCAAGAAGAAAAAGCGGTAAGAAACGGGATCCACGGTTGAAGCGAGCAAAGGTATCAGGATACAATAAGCCTCGTCGTACTCCGGGTCACCCAAAGAAATCTCATATTGTTGTCGCAAAAGTTGGCAACAAAGTAAAAACAATACGATTCGGTCAGCAAGGAGCAAAGACCGCAGGTAAACCTAAAAAAGGAGAGTCTGCTGCAATGAAGCGTAAGCGTGCATCATTTAAAGCACGTCACCGCAGAAACATTGCAAAAGGTAAGATGTCGGCAGCTTATTGGGCTGACAAGGTAAAATGGTAATGGGGGAAGAGTTAGAGAAGGCAGGCTATCATCCTGCGGACGTAAATGGGGATGGCAAGGTAAGCGATGAAGAATCGGCAATGTATCTTGAGTTTAAACGTAAAGAACTTGAAGACGCAGATGCGATGAGAGATGCACAGCGTAGTATGACTTGGTTTGCTCTCTTCGGTCTTTTACTTTATCCTTTTGCTGTTGTTGGAGCAGACGCCATAGGGCTTGAACAAGCCTCTAAAATTTTAGGGGACATGGCAGCTACTTACTTTGTTTCAGTAGCGGCAATTGTTGCTGCATTTTTTGGCGGTCAGGCTTACTCTGCTAAGAAGTGAGAAAGATACTGCCGCTCATGTTTTTGAGCGGTTGTGTTGCAATGTCACCAAATTTAGAGTCTACAGAAGACCTAGTAACGGGACAGCTATACTATACATTTGAGCTAGAGGTGTCCTACCCAAAAAAGAAATTTATGACTCCGGAAGAGTGGTACGAATATTACACAGTTCCGGATAGCCAAAAGGAAGCGTTGTATGCTACGTACAAAGAGCGTGAAGCTATTGAAAAGCGTTGGGAAAACTTTATTGAGAATTGTCTCTTGGCCTTTTCGTTGGATTGTTAGTCTTTTCTTTAACGAGTGGGAAATTACTATATGGTATGCTCCTGTGAAGAAAACAACGTATAACTTTAAATGGGTTGAAAAATGTGAAGCAAAACATATAAAAGGAAGGCTCACTAGTGGGGAGCCTTTTGAGATGAAAACTCAAGAACCCTTCAACTTTCAAATTAAAAAGGTAAAGTAATGTTTGGAATGTTAAAACTATTACCGCTATTACTTGTAGTTGCTGGAGGAGCATATGCTTACCACACTACTACTGTAGCACAAAAAGACGCTACTATTGCACAGCTTGAAGCGAACATAGTTACACTACGTAATAATGTAGTAAAGCTAGAAACAGCTTATGAAACTGAAGCAGCAGCAAGAGAGCGAGTAGAACAAAACTTAACAAAGCAGCTAGAAATGGTAGGCTCTTTGACAGAAAAAACAAACGCTCTTCAAGCTGAAATGGATGACTACTTATCAATCTTTAAGCGCCATGATCTTACTAGACTCGCACGTGCAAAGCCAGGATTGATTGAGCCCAGAATAAACAACGGAACGCAAGAAGTGTTTCGTGCAATAGAAGAAGCCAGCAGGGAGGTAGAGAATGCGGATTCTCAGTAGTATACTAATACTAGCAACCCTGGGAGGTTGTTCTACCTTAAGGCCCGAGCCTTTACCGGCGCCAGAGCCTATAATTAAAACTGTAACGGAGTTTAAAACTCTTGAGATATACCAGCCTCCGTTGCCAAAAGCGATTGATTTACAAGACGTAGAGTTTTTTGTAATTACAGAGAGAAACTTTGAAGAGCAAGTAAAACGTCTTGAAAAAATGCAAGATGGCACATATGTTTTGTTTGGTTTAACTCCACAAGACTATGAAAACATGGCGTATAATTTACAAGAACTTCGTAGATATATACGACAGCAGAAAGAAATTATTATTTATTATCGTCAAGCCACACAAGACGATGAAAATACTGACGCAGAAGATTGGATAGAAAGAAACGAAGAAATTCTAGAAAATCAACAGCAGGACTAAAACATGGCAGTACAAATTAGTCGGCAGGATATAGTGTCCGACGAGATTTTTGAGTTACAATCTGAGGCAAGGTTTCTGAAACTTCCAGTAAATGAATATTTAGATTTACTGGGAATTGCAGCTCTTCCTTCGCAAAAAGCAATAATAAATGCGATCAATAATCCGAAGTATCGCTTTGTCTGTGCAGCCGTCTCTCGGCGTCAAGGCAAAACATACATCGCCAACATCATAGGGCAACTCGTTTCGTTAGTGCCCGGTTCTAACATTCTTATAATGTCACCCAACTACTCCTTGTCTCAGATTTCTTTTGATTTGCAAAGAAATTTAATTAAGCACTTTGACTTGGAAGTAACAAAAGATAATGCAAAAGATAAAGTTATAGAACTTAGCAATGGTTCTACAGTTCGTATGGGTTCAGTTAACCAAGTTGATTCCTGCGTGGGCCGTAGTTATGATTTAATCATATTTGACGAGGCAGCGTTAGCAGACGGTAAAGATGCCTTCAATGTAGCACTACGCCCCACTCTTGATAAAGATAACTCTAAAGCTATTTTTATCTCTACTCCACGAGGCAGGAACAACTGGTTTGCTGAATTCTTCGATAGAGGATTTAATGATGAGTTTCCCGAGTGGTGCTCAATTCGTGCAACTTATAAAGATAATCCCCGCATGTCTGAGCTGGATATTAGTGAAGCTCGTAAGTCGATGTCGGACGCTGAATTTCGTCAGGAATACGAAGCAGACTTTAACACGTATGAAGGACAAATATGGAACTTTAATCATGAAGAGTGCGTCTCTAATAATGAAGTTCTTGATACTAGTCGCATGGATGTTTTTGCTGGTCTCGATGTTGGCTATCGTGATCCTACTGCTTTCTGTGTAATCGCGTATGATTGGGACGAGCAAAAGTATTATGTATTAGATGAATACTTAGATGCAGAAAAAACTACAGAACAGCACGCAAAAGTAATACGTGACATGATTGATAAACATGATATCGACTATGTATACATTGATTCTGCAGCGCAACAAACTCGATTTGACTTCGCACAGAATTACGATATTAGTACTGTGAATGCTAAAAAATCAGTACTAGACGGTATCGCACAGGTTGCTGGAATAGTTGATAACAATATGATGTACGTAGATCAGCGCTGTAGTGAAGTCCTCTCTTGTCTTGACCAATATCAATGGGATCCAAATCCAAATCTCGCAAAAGAAAAACCAAAACATAATCGAGCATCGCACATGGCGGATGCTCTCAGGTATGCTTTGTACTCGTTTGAAACAAGCCAGAGCGGGTTCTAAAAATACCTACTGAAAAATAATGTTTGACAATTTATCTCCCACAGGATATAATTCTGGATACTAGAAATGAAAAAGCTCAAAAGAGATCCAATAAAGTACATCAGAGACCGCGCTAAGTCAAAGTACGAAAAAGGTACAGAATGTTACATTTGCGGAACTGATAAAGAACTCGATTTTCACCATTTTTATACTTTAAGCCCCTTGTTAAAAGAATGGCTAAAGAAAAAGACAAGAGAGCGGCCCGAACACTATGTTGATGAATACATTGTAGTTTGGAGAGATGAGTTCATAGAAGATAATTGGAAAGAGCTGTACGAAGACACAGTTACCATTTGCCATAAGCACCATATGGAGCTTCATAAATTGTATGGCAGAAACCCAGGTTTAGGTACTGCAAAAAAGCAGATGCGCTGGGTAGAGATTCAACGAGACAAACATGGCATGGTATGATATATTAATTGGACGTAAAGCGCAAGTAGAGGAAAAATTAAATCCTGCGCAGCCGTACTTTGACCATAAAACTGAACCTTCCCGCGAACAGACCGTTAGTTATGAGCGCGCATACGAAGATTTAGAAATTGTTAATCGTGGTGTAAATTTAATTGTAGATGACTGCGCCGAGATAGATGTATTTGTAAATCCTCCAGCCAGTTCCGTACCTGGAATTGTAAAAGGAATTAAAAGATCACGAGTAGAGATTTTACTCAACCACGAGCCAAATCCCTTTCAAGATATTTCCACCTTCCGAAGAAACCTTTTTACAGACTTTATCCTAGACGGTAATATATTTGTTTATTTTGATGGTGTTCATTTGTATCACCTACCTGCGTCTAAAATGACGATACACTCGGATAAAGATACTTATATACAAAAGTTTTCTTTTGAAGAAACAGTAGATTTTAAACCAAGTGAAATTATTCACGTTAAAGATAACTCTTTCTATTCTATCTATAGAGGAGTGTCCCGCTTGAAGCCCGCACTACGTACTATGGTTCTTATGCGTCGTATGCGAGATTTTCAAGATAACTTTTTTAAGAACGGTGCGGTTCCCGGTCTTGTACTGAAGTCGCCAAATACGCTATCAGAGAAAATCAAAGAGCGTATGATTCAGTCTTGGCAAGCACGGTACAGCCCTGATGGAGGCGGCAGACGTCCTCTAGTTCTTGATGGCGGAATTGAGATCGACAAAGTTACAAATGTAAACTTCCGAGAACTTGACTTCCAAGAAGCCATTTCAGAGAATGAGAAAATTATTTTAAAAGCTCTCGGAGTTCCTCCAATTATGTTGGACTCTGGTAACAATGCAAATATTCGTCCAAATATGCGTATGTATTACCTTGAGACGATTCTTCCTATTGTGAAGAAGTTGAACATTGGATATGAGCGTTTCTTTGGTTTTGAGATCAAAGAAGATGTAGCGGAGATACCTGCGTTACAACCAGAATTACGAGATCAATCGCAGTACTACTCTTCGCTGGTAAATACTGGGATTATCTCCGCAAACGAAGCGCGCTCTGCGTTAGGATTTGAAAAAATGGAAGGCTACGACGACTTACGAGTACCAGCAAATATTGCTGGAAGTGCTGCAAATCCTGACGAGGGCGGACGACCAACTGAAGGAGAAGAAGGATAATGGCACTACGATATCGTAGAGATACCATGTTAGATGAGCTAGCAATGTACTTTCTTGAAAGAGGAGCAATCATTGAAAGCGGAAGAGAGTACTCCAAAACACAAGGAGTGCCTTTCCGTATGGCGCATATACAAAAGTTTTTTAATTCATATGACAGAGTAATTAGATTGATTAAATCAAACTATCCCGAAGTCATGGAACAACTGGCTCTTGCTGAAGAGCCTACTACAAAACCCTTTGTAGTACAGCCTGATATTCAGGCACAGTTTGCGGCAGCAAAAGCCGTCGCAATGGAGCTTGAGAATGGAAAAGATATTTAATCTAACCTCCACTTTCAAAGCCTTGGACGAAGACGACACCGGAGTACACATCACCGGTTATGCTAGTACTAAGGACTTTGACCGAGCTGGGGACACTATCGTTCCCGAAGCCTGGACTAAAGGTGGTCTTAACAATTTTGAGAAGAACCCCATTATTCTTTTCAACCACAATTATGACAAGCCTATCGGTCGCGCAACGGGACTTAAAGTCACCGAAAACGGACTTGAGATGAAGGCAAAAATTTCTAAATCGGCACCTGAGAATGTGGCGACGTTAGTTAAAGAAGGTATCCTTGGAGCTTTTTCTGTTGGTTTCCGAATCAAGGATGCTGATTACCTAGAGGAAACTGACGGATTAAAGATAAAGGATGCTGAGTTGTTTGAAGTATCAGTGGTATCGGTACCTTGCAATCAAGCAGCAACTTTCTCTCTGGCGAAATCATTTGACTCTATGGAAGAGTATAATGAGTTCAAGAAAACTTTCACCAATCGTGTAGATCTAGCCGGTCAGTCTCTGGCTAAGGATGAAGATTCATTAA